AGAAATCCTAGAACAGCTTTTGGTGGAACTATAGGTGGAAGAACTTTTTATGAACTAATGAGAGATCCTACTGTTTCTTTTACAGAAGAAAAGGAAGAGGTAACTACTACTCCTCCTCCGATAGATACTCTCAGAATAGGAGAGCAGATGCTGCCTATTGAATCTGACACAACTGAAGCACCAGCTTTAGATGAAACAGTTTTAGATATCTTTAATGCAGTACAAGAGCAACAGCAAAGAGAAGGATTACCAAGTATCTATGAGACATCACGAGAACTAAGAGATGATAGACCAATAGAATATAAAGGTGATGCTTCTGCTGCTGCTATTAATTCTTTTGCAGAAAAAGAAAAAACATTTACATCTCATGCACCTGATAGGGTGGAAGAAAGAGCGAGGAAAGTATCTAACTTTGTTAAAGATCCTGTAAATTTAAATCCAACACAGGCTTCTACAGTTTCAGGGTTAACTCCTAAGATTGATGGTAAAACATTTGATACTAGGAAAAAAGCTAATAATGATATAAGAGCTATTGATCCTAAAGTTAGAGCTAATTCTTTTAAAGATTTAGATCCAGATGGTACAGCAAAAAGACAAGGTACTTTAGGTGCTGCATTACATTCTTTAGATGCTGTTAGATCAGTAGATTTAAATAGATCAATGAATGTTTATGATAAAGATACAGGCAAGACTTCTCCTGAAGCTGCTTTTTCTTTAGTTCCTGATGATATATTCTTACAAGTAGCAGCTATTAATGCTGAAGAATATTTTGCATCTACTGTAAACTCTAGAGATATTTTCTTTGATAATAAAAGTAATAAAGATAAACCAAGAGTTGCTATTGAACAACAGAATGAAACTCTCGGTAGAGAAATAATAAAAGCATATCGTACAGCAACTAATCAAAATCCAGATATAGATATTGTAAAAGAAGAAGCAACTACTATAGGTGACTTTGCTAAAAATATTTATCAACAAGCTAACCCAGAATTAGTTGAAAGAGTAGCAGGTAATTATGCTAATAATGAAAGAGCATACTTTCAATTAACTCTTGAGGGAGATAAACAATTAAATGATCCTGAAGTATTACCTTATAGAAAAAGATTAATTGATAAAGCTCGTACTCGTGTAAGAAAGAATAGGATTGTAGCATCTATTGATGCAAATAAAATTAGTGGTAATCGTAAAGGTGTAAAGTTTTCTAAAGCATCTGATGAAGCATTGAACTTTCTTGATAATGTTCCTATTGTTATTGATAGTAGAAGGTTTAGTATACTACTACAAACTGCTTTAGGTTTTATAACAAGTAGACCAGATCTAAGTAATTATTTAGATTCTTATATGAGAGCTAAAGACTCAGACAGATGGAAGTTAGATATATTAGGTATAGGTGCTTCAAAGATAACAGATCTTGAAGTCGAATACAAAATGACACAAGCTAAAAATAAAATAAAAAGATATAATAATGAACCTATTGTACCACAGTTAGAGATCGTTGAACATCTCAGAGTAGAATACGATAAAGCTGTTAAAGAATTAATAACAGATATAAAAAGTTTAAGTGTTGAATTAGGTGATGTATTTTATTTTAATCATGGCAGACAAGGATTCGCTGGTAGGATTCAAGTTTCGGATCATGATTTAAATTATCAAAAAAGTAAAGTTGTAAGAGCTTTAATTAGAAGTCCTAATGTTTATCTTGTAAAAGAAGGAAGTAGAGCTGAAGCAAACTTAAGGCAAATGTATGCTATGGTATTAGCTGATACACATGCTACCTCAATTAATGAATTACTTTTAACATATGACAAATCTATGGGTACTCTTAATCAAAGGATAAATATGAGAGAGATTGCTCTTCAAAGAAGAAACATAAAAGGGTCTGAAGCTTTACCTATGATGAGAGAGAATCTATTAGATTTGTTTTCTGATAAGTTAGAAGGGTGGGGTGATAGACTTAAGCAAGCTTATGTGACTGACCCCGAAGCAATACAAGCATTTACAGACAGCTTTTCAACAGAAGTTAAAAAAGAAAATGTTAATGTTATAACTGTAGCAGACAGAACATCTAATACACGTTTACCTAATGTTCAATTAGATTTTGAAAGAGATGCTGAATTAATAGATGCAATATCTGGCAAAGGTATGGATGGTTTATTATTTATAGAAGGTCTTATAGAGTTTTCTGATTACGCTAAATGGAAAAGAAATAAAACTGGTAAACCTTTTCGTGCAAAATTTAATGCACACACTGATGGTAAGACCAGTGGTACTGCTATCTTAGCTCAGTTCTTAGGTAACCAAGACACTTCTTTCTTAACAGGTGGTGTAAGATACAATAATTACACTCTTACTGATAGAGGAGATATAAGAGATAAATTAACTTATGAATTAAAAAAGAATATGAGTATGATCCCTTCTTCTGAATTATATAAAGATACTAAATTTAAAAAATTATCAGCAGGTGTTACAAACAGAACAATACCTGAGTTATTAAATTCTATAGCTGATGTTATATTTACAGATAGATCTTTAAATAAAAACTCAATGATGACTATACCTTATGGTGTTGAGTTTGATACTTTAAGAGGTAAAGTAGAAGAGTCAATACGTAAAAGTTATAGTGAAAGAAATAATATACTTGAAGAGAAATCTACAAGAGATCCTGATGATATGTTTTCACTTGCAGTAGACTTATTAGAAAACTCTAATAATTTTAACAACGCTGTATCTGCATTACATAAAGTATATATTGGGCATGGAGTTTCACATATACTAGATCCATTTGTGTTAGAGTATAAATCTATTATGAGATCTTTTACAAAACTAAGTCAAGCTATGAATACACCTATACCAATTAAAGCTGCTGATGGTTCATACTTAGTGCTATCTAGGAAGTCATCTGGTGGTATAGATACTGAGACTTCTCCTGTACAATATCAAATAAAGAATAAAAAGTATTCAGTTAGTAAGTACATAGTCGTAGAAGATATGACAGGTACTAAAGAAAATATCAATCCTGAAACTGGTTTTAACGAAGCGTTTACAGGGGATGATGATTTTAGTGCAGGTATCTCTATGTTAATTCATGGTGCTGATGGTAGTATACAGGCTCTTACATTCTCAGGAGAGTCTTTAAAAAGATTGAAGACAGCTGTTGGCGAAGACCCAGATAGTTATGTATCTAACGCTTTTGGTCTTTCTATATTTGATGCAGACATAGTTGATGTCGGGTCTTATGATACTGTTATAAGAGAAGCAAACAAACATTTTAATAAGTTAATAGAATATAATGTAGGTGAAGAGATAACTAAATCTCTTATACAATACTATGATAACTTTATGAAATCTCTAAACTACGTAGAGGATGTTGTTAATAATTCTCAAGATAATAATCAACCTCTTAAAAGAAGAAGTGATAGTGATCTTTTATCTGATAGAGAGAAAGCATTTATTGTAGATCTTTTAAGCCACAACTCTGAATATAAAAAAGATAAAAAGAGTGGTGATGTTACTAATCCATTATCAAATGATCCAGACTTAGCTAAGTTTACAAACAGATCTCAATTTGTAGTGTCGTTAGAGAATGGATATTTTAATGTAAAAAATACTGATAGAGATCTACCTAAAATGTCAGTTAGATTAAGGGAGTATTCAGGTCCAGATTTTCCAGTCACAGCTGACCGTGAAGTAGTTGAAGAAATAATTGAACTGTCAGAACAATTTGATGTTTTTCCTCCTGAAAATTATAAACCTAGAATGGCAGAACTTGATGTTGCTTTTTTAAAGAAATTTTTAAAATTATATCAAACATATTTATTTGGAAAAGACTTTAGTAGGTTGCGTAGATTTACTAAGGAAACTAAGCAAAGACAAATTAAATTAAAAAGTTTTATAGATAAATATGGATATAAAGTATACGATGAGAATGGAAAAGAAATAAGTGTAGACTTACAATACTTTGGAAGTTAAAAAAAATAACCCACTAAGAGTCCGATTAAGGATTCCTAGTGGGTTTTTTATTTATGTTTTCTTAGGTAGTAAACCTTTCTTAGCGAGTAGTATTTTTATTTCCCTCTCAGCATTTGATCTTAATTCATTTGATCGTTGTTCAGTTACTCCATTAGCCATGTTCTCATTATAAACTAAATCTAACATAGCATCATTGATCTTAGGTGTGTTTGCTATTTCAGGATCTAGATTATACATTTCTACATATTCTTTATCCTTTATATCAGCACCCCTTAGTGCCAATATATTATATTCTATTGCCATAAGCTCCTCCTATGCAAAGAAATAGTCAGACTCTTGTATGTTATTAACATCTAGTTTGCCTAACTGTGGTTGTTGTATATCTAGATCCTCATGATCTTCAGATATTAGCTCTTGTTCAAGCCAGTTGTAAAAGTTTTCTACATCATACATGTCTATAAATACTCTCTTAGTTATACCAAGAAGGTGTTCTACATCACATGCATGGGTAGAGAAGCTATCATGTACTGCACCAAACTCTCCATGCCACTGGTCTACTACGAGAGCCATGTGACTTGCGTCGAGTGAGTGTATTACATTAGGTGATATACCACACAAGAAACCTTGTATGTCAGGATAGTCAGTTGCTGTTTGAGCAACATGGTTTATCCCTTGATGTCCACCATTAGCTTTCTTAAACCCTGCTATAGTACCTCTACCTTTCTTACGTTCCATTCTAAACTTTGTATACTCTACATCAAAGCCAGAAGGGGTTGTCCATTTGATTCTATCTGCACCATTACCATGTACAAGGATTGATTTGTATTTAGATGTAAACTTTACAAGTCTATCTAGCTCCTCAATCTCCTCATCAGTAATGTCTTTTGTTTTAAACAGTTCTGATCTTCTCTTAACAGCTTCTTTATATTCTTCTCCTGCTGGTTCTCCATCTTCATTAACTTTCTTGAAGGAACCAAGCTCATACTTTGCAAGCTCCTGAAGGTAACTCATAGTTTGTAGGGGTCCGGGACATACATTATTGATTGCTTTGATTAGTATCTTAGCAAACTTATTGCAGTCATCCTGAGTAATCCCATACTCTGTATGATAGTCTTCAGCTTTACAATCAAAGAACATGTTCTCAGCTATCTTCTTAGCACCTGCTGAGTATGCACGAGTCATACTGCCACGCTTAGTAATACCTTTACGTATACTTTTCATTGGCATACGACTGAGTATATCAACTAACCTCTCGTCCTCTGTGAGATTAATTAATTCTTTTGCAGTCTGCACATAGAAGTCTTTTTGGATCTCACTAGGTACAAGACCTACAAGATCTCCTGTTTGAGTGTCTTTAGATATTGCACCTAAGTGTTGCCATCCATTGTTAGATCCATCAATAGGTATAGGAAGATGAGACATGTAAATTCTTTTATCTTTTACAGCCTTGTGGTAATCTGACCACTCAATACAGCAAGCTAGGAATGTAACTATCTTCTCTGCTGTTGTATCTATCTCTCCATTTATTCCTAAGTCTATGATGTCATCCATATATTCATTCACCCATTGAACTCTATCATCTAGTGTCATCTTATCTACTGATATATTATCTAGACCTTCTTCTTCTAGGTATGATTTGTAGTCTGCTTCGCACCACTCTGGTATCTCATCGATCCCATAGCTTGCGTTAAA